ATCCTGTATTTACCGGTATTGGTAATGATGCATTGTATATTGAGAATGACAAATACTTTGCAAGAGATAGAGATGTGTTTAAGTCTCGATTGATAAACAACTTTTCTGATGTTTAAGAAAATGATAGGTGGATTGCTTCTGGAATATGTTGGCTCTTTATTGATTATGGCATCATTAGTATTGACACATGCGAATCCGGTAGTAGTCGGATTGGCATATACATCGGCTCTTTTCATTGCAGATGGACAGTCTGAGGGGTTTTTTACACCTCTTGGTGTCCTGTTTCAGTATCTTCTTGGTCGGGTATCGGTAACAAACTCTCTGAAGCTGGTTGGGATTCAGATTCTTGCTGTACTCTCAGTAATGCTCCTCCACAAGAGCAGACCAGTTGCGGCACTGTAATTACTGCAAAATATTTCAAGCTCCATAATGGTTTATACATATCATTAGTGTAAGTAAAAATGAGCACACTGTACATCTATACGGATAATAATGTGCTTCGTAATATGCTATTTGATATAGTGAATAATCGCCGGGTTACGGATTCTGGTTTTGACATTCCCATGCTAAATGAAGACGTAAGTATTAATGAAGTTCTTCACACCTTTAATTTGAACATCGTTGTTGCTGCTACTCATCAGAATAGACCAATTCCTTGTCTTCTTCTGCCTCGTTCATCTCTTTCAGCAACACCTTTCCGGATGGCAAATTCTGTTGGACTGATTGATATGGGATACCGCGGTGATGTCAAAGCAAAGGTTGATGTTCTTCGGCGCCCAGGTAACGAATATGTTGTTCCTCGTGGAGCCCGGCTTTTCCAGATTTGCCAAGGTAACTTTATGCCGTGGGACAACGTTGTAATTGTTCAGTTTGAGCGTGAGCTTCCTCAGGCTCCTGACAATCGTGGTGGTGGTGGATTTGGCTCAACTAACTAGAGGATATATCATGACTAATGAGATAGTATCATGAACAATAGCTCCCCAATAAGCAAGATATATGCTTGTTTTCAAGCCAAAAACCATAAATAAAATCAGAACTATAGAACGAAGAAAAGTGTTCAAGATAGCATTTGCTGTAGGAAACAACCAGATGTTCATTTATTTGTATAATACTATGTAAAATGAAAACACGCAAAGCAAGAACAACAAGAAATAAGACTAAAAAGAGGTTTTTGTTTAATCCGAATAATCCGGATAAAAGTTTTGATGTCTATATTGATAAAAATCCGACAGATACAATCCCAATAAAATATACGACAATCAATGATGTTAAAAATACGATTCGTACATTAGAAGCCTTATACAAATCTAAAAGGTATCCTCATAAACGAATATGGCAAGTAGGAATGATACTATATGTTAGACTAAAGGCAATGCAAGAAAGAAAGCCGGGACAGTATAAACTTGCCCTCAAGTACTTTAGATTTTTAAAGCATCGTACTTCACTTGCAGATGACAAACGTTATAACATAAAATTTATAGTATAATACACCGACAACTAATTATTTTAACGGTTAGTAGTTGACGAGGTCAGTCATACTTTTTCATCTTAAAAAACTTTCTTGCCGTAGGACATAAACAAACATGGGTGGCGGTCTTATGCAACTTGTGTCTTATGGTGCTCAGGACATCTATATCTCCGGTAATCCCCAGATTACCTTCTGGAAGATTCTATACAAGCGCCACACCAACTTTGCGATGGAGTCCATTGAGGTAACATTTAACGGTCAGGCTGACTTCAACAAGCGTGTGACGGCTGTGATTAACCGTAACGCTGACCTGATGTACAAGACGTACGTGCAGGTAGTTCTGCCCCAGGTTGAGCTCAAGAGTTCTGGTGCGACGACCGGTGGCTCCCCGCTCACTGCTTTCCGCTGGGTGAACTACATTGGTCACCGCCTAATCAAGCAGGTTGAGGTGGAGATTGGTGGCCAGCGCATTGACCGCCAGTATGGTGACTGGATGCAAATCTGGACTCAGCTTTCTACGGAGGCCGGTTCCACTGCGGCGCTTGACTCCCTGATTGGTAACACGCACGACCTTGTGCTCCTGAAGAAGAGCACGGGTGTTCAGCTTGATGCGACCTGCTCAGCCAACGAGACGACTCTCTCATGCGTGGCGCGTGCTGGTACGCCCGCCAAGACGCTCTACGTGCCTCTTCAGTTCTGGTTCTGCCGCAACCCTGGTGTAGCGATTCCTCTCATTGCTCTCCAGTACCACGAGGTGCGCATCAACGTAGATTTCGAGACCTGGGAGAACTGCACGTATGCTGAGGGCCCCAGTAACTCCCACACGCTACCTGCTCGCCCGGATGCGCTTTCCCTTGCGGCTGCGTCTCTGTACATTGACTACGTGTACCTGGACACTGAGGAGCGTCGCCGGTTCGCCCAGCAGAGCCACGAGTACCTGATTGAGCAGGTTCAGTTCACTGGTGCGGAGTCTATCACGAGCTCTTCCAACAAGATTCAGCTGAACTTTAACCACCCCGTGAAGGAGCTCCAGTGGGTTGTGCAGCGTGACTCATTCGTGGACTGCTCTTACCAGCCCTGGATTGGCACTGTTGGTGGCCAGCAGCCTTTTAACTACTCCGATGACTTCTCTACGGAGGGTATCATCATGTCTCTCCTGTCTCAGGGTACCAGCGTAACCAGCCCCAGCAACACAATCGCGCTCGGTGGCTCCCTCACTGGCATGGTGGAGGTTGGTGTGGGTTCTAGCATCTACCCCGGTCAGGTGACGTACGGCACTGCAGATGGAAACCACAACAGCATTGGTGACGGCCAGGAGGCGGACTTTGACAACGGTGTGAACTACCTGCTCGCGAAGGTAATCCTTGACTCCGGTGTGCGCTGCGAGGGCAAGAACCCGGTAGAGGTTGGCAAGCTCCAGCTCAACGGCCAGGACCGCTTTACGGAGCGCGAGGGTTCCTACTTCGACCGTGTGCAGCCCTACCAGCACCACTGCCGCACGCCTTCCACGGGTATCAACTGCTACAGCTTTGCTCTCCGCCCTGAGGAGCACCAGCCCAGCGGCACTTGCAACTTCTCCCGTATCGACAAGGCGACGCTCCAGCTCACGGTGTCCCTCAACACGGTTACGGGCTTCCGCACTGCCCAGGTACGCGTGTACGCGCTGAACTACAACGTGCTGCGTGTGATGTCCGGCATGGGTGGCCTGGCGTACAGCAACTAAACGTGATACTAAAAATAGAAATATACGGGGAAACCCAATATTTGCGACCAAATGGTCCTAAATATTGTTTTGTTTTCAAATACCATCATCATCGCGTCTTGTCCACATATTAAACATTGCTTGGTTCAATTCCGGTTTTGTTAGTTCTAATACTCCATCTGTATTATACTCAATTATACTTGATACATCTTCTATATGCTCAAAGGGTTCATCTCTTGACATATATTGGCGTTTAGCTAACGGTCCGTGGAAAAGATGGTAAATTTCAACTTCTAAAAATCCAACTATAATATCCGATATTTTTAAAGCCCAATCATCGCGTGTTTTGCGATATAATTTAGTTTTTTCGTTAATAAATTCAAGCTTATTGATAGTGTATGCAAAAATAGAATCACCGCATCCAACAATTGATAAATCATAAAACCCGGAAGTTTGATACCATTTTCTTGTAAATGCCCAACCAAACCCTGGGTGGTACTCTTGAGTTTTGTTTTCCCAGAAGCCGCATGTTTTATCTTTGAGATACGTACACGCTAAAGCTGATTTCTCTACATTTTTATATGTTATATCCAACCAATGTGCATGAGAAAATGGCTGTACAACATTGCATGTATCAAGTGTTTGAGATAACATGTCGTACCAATTTGGGGTTGTATAAATAAGGTCTGCATCAAGACATACTAGTTTAGTAAACGTGTCCGGTACCTTCTTTTCCAGCAAACGAATTAGATGTTCCTTTTGGAATAAATAACTTGAAGCATACACGTGAAATGCATCGCTGATTTTTGGGCGTTTTCCGTGGATAACCAACTCCATAGTAAATACCGGGATGTTTGCTTGTTTCATTTTTTCAATCATGTATAGGTAGTTAATTAGAATCCGCGCAGACCCACAATAGTCAAAAAATACAAACAGAACTGCAAGGTCAGACTTTGTTGGGGTAGCATATGACATGTTTTCTAGTTCAATTTCTTCTTTCTCCACTTCTTTTTCAGAAAGGTTAAACTTCGGCAGCTTAAAGTTCAATTTAAAAGCTAGTTGACTATCTTTTTCTATTTTAAGTTCTTCTATTTTTTCTGGTAATTTCAAGTTAAAATTGGGAACTTTATATACCCGGTCACGTACTTCTTGTTGTTCGGTATCTACCTTTGCTGGCGTAGGTAATTTAATTTTTGGAATTTGATAACTACGTGTTTCAGCAGGTCTATCATCAACAATAGAAAGAACAACGGGTTCTTTAGACAAAAGTGGAGCTTTTAAGTTGTATCTTGGTGCTCTGATGTTAGTAGAAATCAATGCCGTATCCGGTTCAGGTACATGTATTATTGTAGCCCTTTTTAAGTTGTATATGGGTGGTTTGAGAATCTCTTGTTTGCTGGGTGCCCGTTCAACAAGATATTTACGTTGTGGTTTTGGTTCATTAAACTTGTTGTCCAAGATATCTTGTAACAAGTCCATTATTTTAGCGATAGAATCTTATTGTAAATAAATATACTCGGTTCTGTATCTCGAAACATAGAATATATTAGTACAGGAAGACAAGCCTGTTTATCTATACCTGCTTTATTGATTGCCCATGCGTATGCTGAAGTTCCTTTTAGATAATCTTTAAACATGGACACTTTCTCTGTTACGCATTCCCGGTATGTAATATCTAGACAGTGTACGGTATCAAAACATTGAACAAAATTGTGGGTGTTTAGAAGTTCCGATAGCATGTTATACCAGTCTGGTTCTGCAAAAATAACATCCGGGTCAATCAACGCTAACTTTGTGTATGTTTCTGGAATCTCTGTAAACACAGGTATCTTTGCTACTTTCATTTTTTCAAGCATGTACAAGTAATTCATATGACTTCTCGTAGTTGACTTTTTGTATGGTATTACTATTGCTAGGTCAGCATTTACCGGTTCGTTATAATATAGTTCTGCTATTAGGCTTGGCATTTTATTGTAGTATAATAAACAAATGCCATCTAAAACACTTAAGATAGGGTCTCGCCGTCAAGTATACAATGGTTCTGCAGAGAAGACACAGGGCGGTCTAACAAAGCCGGACCTTATTAAAAATAAGCATGGCCGGATTGTATCTGCAAAGAAACATCATACCATGCGTCGTAAATCAACGTAGAAGATGCCATTCGCCTAAATTGACTCCTGTTCCTACATTTTTAGTATACCAAATTTTTGGGAGTTTATTCCAAAAATATCTAGTGGATGATTCGCCAACTTGCATTCCGGGATAGTTTTGGTCATGATATGTTAGCGCATAGTTTCTCTCAGATGATGCATGTACATGAAATATTTTAATAGCCGGTCCATGATTTAATAGTTTTAATCCTGCTTGATGCATGGAAAGTGTAAAGCGATTTTCGCATCCAAGAACTCCAGGATACAAATCTGCTATAATTTTGCGAATTGGTTTATATATGACCCATGCATCTTGAGATACACCAGACACCTCTTGCCAGAAAGTTCCTTTCCATTCTGATACCGGGCGTCTGTAATCAGATTCTAATTGGTAACGAGTTATGCAGTATGCATTATTCGGTTTAATCTGATTTATTTTTGCAGTTGAAGCATAGTCAAATACAATATCAGAATTAGCAATTGTATTAATATCACCCAAGTCGAACATATCGGTAAATGTCTGATATGTTGGGCGCACTGTAATAGGTATACATTCGAGTTTAGGATGTTTATGTGGAAATTCAATTTCGCAAAGAAGTTTTAGTTTCTCGATGTATGGATTTTCCAGATTTACTTCAATTGAGCGCAACACTTCATTACGGTGTTCTTCGTCTTTAATATGAAACCACGATGTCCAGAGTATCATTTGTAAAAATGGAATCTTAATTTCTAGAAATCTTACCACTACTAA